ACGTTTGCACAGTTCAATCTAACAAACCCATTTGCTGGAGATAGAATTCATTTTCAACCTACACAAATTGCAACCAGTCCAAAAAACATTAAAAATGGTTTACTTGTAGCTGGTAGAGTTAATACCAAAGCTGTATCAGCTTTGGTTGGTTAATATAAATAAAATAAAGTATTAGGAGACATTAATGGCTCGTTCGCCGCTCACAGCAAGGGTAATTTACTCAGATATCTTTACGAATCTGGACATACATCCCGTGAATAAAGGTGTTCTGCGTAAGACGAACGTAGATGCTGTTAAGCAGTCTATTCGTAATATCCTTTTGACAGATAAGGGTGAGAGACCATTTCAACCAAACTTTGGTGGAAACATTAGAGCATTGCTTTTTGATAACGCAACGCCACAGACATTTGACTTTGCAAAACAAAATATCAGAGCAGCAATTGAATCTTATGAACCAAGAGCTGATGTTATGGATGTTGTTATAAGTGGTGAAATTGACCGTAACGAAATCTCTATCACAATCGTTTTCAGAGTAATAAATATAGAAAACCCTGTAACATTAGAAGTTGTCTTAGAAAGAGTAAGATAAATGGCAAGCACACCTATTGCACAGCTTGATTTTGATCAAATCAAGAATAATATTAAAACGTATTTGCAGGGGCAAACACAGTTTGCTGATTATGATTATGACGGATCAACATTATCCGTTCTACTTGATGTTCTTGCATACAATACTTTCTATAATAACTTCTACTCAAACATGGCTCTGGGAGAGATGTTCCTAGACTCAGCACAGCTTCGCTCATCTATTGTTTCTCACTGTAAAGAACTTAACTATCTTCCAAGATCATATCGCTCTTCTCGCGCAACTGTTACTCTGACTTTCTCTCCAGGTGACTCTCCATCATTCATCACAATTCCTAAGGGAACCAAGTTCACAACACAAGTTGACGGAACAACCTACACATTTAGCACAGATATTGCTTATACTGTAAAACCAGTCGATGGTGTGTATTCTCTTACTAACGTTCAGATATTTGAAGGAACATTGGAAACTGAATTGTACTCAGTAACTGCAACTTCCAAGTATACTATTTCAAATGATCAAGTTGATACCGATAGTGTGGATGTGAGAGTATTTGCTTCTTCAGCATCTGGAGCAGCAGTTGACGAATATGTTTTCAAACCAAATCTGTTTGATGTTACGGCAGCACAAAAGGTTTATTATTTACAGCCAGCCGAAAAGCAAAGTTATGAAGTTACATTTGGTAACAATGCATTTGGTAGAGAGCCAATAATTGGTGAGGTTGTTGAGATTAGCTATCGAGTGTCTTCAGGCACAAATCCCAATGGAGCTACGACATTTACTCCAACAGGAACCATCTCTGGCTACACAGCAACAGTAACAACAACAGTTAATTCTGAAGCTGGGGCTGAAAGAGAGTCACTTGAGTCAATTAAATTTTATGCACCAAAGTCTATTCAAATTCAAGAAAGAGCTGTTACTGAATCAGATTATGAAAATCTATTGAAAAATGAATTTGCTGAGATTCAAGCAGTCTCGGTTTATGGTGGAGAAGAACTAACTCCTCCAAGGTATGGTAGAGTGATCGTTGCTGTCGATGTTTCGGGTGCTGATGGAGTATCTGAAAATAACAAAGTTAAATATGCTAACTTCCTTAATGATCGTTGCCCTCTCTCCATTGAACCCGTTATAGTTTCACCGGACTTCTTATATGTTCGTGTAATTAGTACTATTTTCTATAATACGAAACTCTCAGCTAAGTCAGATGGTCAAATTGAAACAATTGTTAGAAATGCAATCTCTGGTTATAATACAAGCTCCTTAGCAGATTTTTCCAAGAATGCAAGGCAATCTAGACTTGCAAGAGCGATTGATGATTCCGATTCAGCTATTGTATCTAATGATACAGAACTTCAGATGATTATTGATCTGAATCCATTACCTAATGTTGCAACAACATATTCCTTCTCATATAAGAATGCTTTGGTTGTTGATCACCCTCTTGAACTAGGCGAAGATATTACTGCTCATAAGTCTGCTGTTAAGTCTTCAAACTTTGTTTACAATAATACAACAGCATTTATTCAAGATGAAGGGAATGGTATTCTGCAGATCCTTACCAATGCAGCTGATGGATTCCTTATTCTCGACACAAATATTGGGACGGTAAACTATGAAACTGGTGCAATTACAATTAATAACCTAACTGTACCATCTTTTACGGGGTCAGCTATTAAGTTATATGGCAGACCAAGAATTCAGGATATTATTGGTCCAAAAGATAGAATTATTTCAATTAGAGATGCTGATGTAAGCGTTGAAGTAGAGGCGGCTGAAGTTTAATGCATGATATAAGTCAAAAAATTTCAGGGTATATTGAAAACCATTTTCCTAGTATTTACAGGGAAGATGGACCAGTACTTGTGGATTTTATTCAGGCTTACTTCGAATTTCTTGAAAGAAACGAATACGCAGCCACTAAACTTAGCAGGTCAATGTTTGCAAATAGAGATATTGACGAGTCTCTGGATGCATTTATAATTCATTTCAAAGAACAGTTTCTAGCAGATTTTGACTTTTCCACAGTAGTTGATAAGAGGTTTTTAGTTAAGAACATTATGGATTACTATCGCTCTAAGGGTACACCAAGAGCTGCTAAACTTCTTATTCGATTTGCCTTTAATGAAGATACCGATATCTATCTACCAGGTAGAGATGTACTAAAACCATCTGATAGTAAATGGACTAGACCAGTCTATCTAGAATTGACTAAAAGCGCGCGAACTGCTTCATTTATTGATCAGCAGATTACTGGTTCAATTTCTGGCGCAACAGCCTTTGTAGAGAGTGTTGTTACAAAAAAAATTAATGGTAAAATAATTGACGTTGCCTACTTGAGCAACGTGAGGGGAACTTTTATTACGGGAGATCTTGTTTCCGCTGATAGTACTATATTAAATGCACCAAAAGTTGTAGGATCTTTGTCAACACTAACTGTTCTTAATGGTGGTCAAAATAATGTAATTGGAGATATATTTGAGGTCCTTCATACATCTGGTAAACAGGGACAAGCGCGCGTAACAGGCATTGAAAATGCAACTGGTCGTGTTGAGTTTGAACTTGTAGATGGCGGTACTGGTTATACCCTGAACACACCAGATGATGGTAACGACACAAACGACTATACAAAAGTGAGAGTTGCAACAGCTATGTTGTTTGTCGACAACTCAAACACATCAAACCAATTCCTTCAATTTGAAACGGTACGGCAAGATAAAGAACAAGTAACAGCACTCAGCGCCAATGATGTTGTAACAGCTTATGCTAATACTTCTGCTGGAGATTACCTGCTGGGTGTCAAAACATATGTGGATAGTTACACAGCAAATACCACTAACGGTCCTGGTTTTGATAGAACTGTTAGTACAGATCTTATTGTTGTTACTGTTGATGATGTAGAAATTGCAAATACAGAATATACTGTAACCTCAGCCAATGTTATTTTTGATAGTGATCCTTCTGATGGAGCTATTGTAAAACTAGTTAATTATAACGTTGTAGCAAATGGTATAATCTCAACAATTACTGAAATTGGCTCAAATGTTGTTTCAGAAATGGTTTTGTCATCTGGAACATTTGGCACTCAATTAAGTATGGACTTTTCAAATAATGCTCCATATGCCAGTGGAGAAATAATTTTTGAAGAGCAGGACTGGGAACTAATGGTATCAGATACGAGTGGGTTCTCTAATGATGATATTGTAGAAATGAAAGTATATACGCTGTCAGATGCAAATACATTATATCTAACGTCATATGCATATGGAACAGTGGCTAATGTAACCAACTCAAGCATTATGTCTCTAACTAATGCCTTCGGTGCATTTGAAGCCAATGGTGAGATTCAAATTCAGGGCGATGCATCAGCTAATGCTACAATTGTCAGCGCAGATGTCACGCTTCCTGGCGCTACAGGAATACTAAGCAGTCAGACAGATGCTAACACATGGATTGTTAGAGAAGTCTCCGGTGCATTTACACCAGGAAAACTAGTAATTGGTCAGCGGTCCAGAAACGTTGATGCTGTATCTTCAGTTTCTAATACAGCTGCAAGTGAAATTTGGTACAATGGCAACTCTGCTGCCAATGGTGTAATTGATAGTACTTCAAATACAAGTACACAAGGTATTGTAGTTGGACAAAACACAACTTCAGTGGGACTGTTTGGAAACACTAGTCCGTTCTTATTCTTAGAGGGCGCGGGCATGTCAATTCAAACTGTTAGACAAGAAATTAAAGAACATGACCTCCTTGCCTCGCCTAACTTGGATCTAGAAATCACGAGATTAGGAACGGGAAGTGGTGCTACATTCTTGCCAGGAAGTCTTGAAAATGAAGAAGATGTGACATTAAATCTAGATCTGTTAAGCGCTAATAATACAGCAAACGTTGCGTTCATGGATATTGGTGTCAGTGCAGGAAACTCTGGTATTGGATTTGTTGAAAGTGTTATAATCTACAGTGGCGGAACTCTTTATTCCAATGGACAAGTATTAACATTTACTGGTGGTGGGTATGCTGGAGGTAATCCAACAATTACTGCAGTTGGTACAATTACAACTGACGGTAGTGGAGTAATTACAGCAATAACAATGACTAATCCGGGTGAAGGATATTATACTGAGCCATCATTTAGCCTACCATCTACTGGGGGAGATGTTGCTAACGTAGAATTGAATATGGCATTTGGTTACGGCTTTGTAAAGAGCCCAACAGGTAATGCTAACAGTACCTTTAGTGAGATGTTTAGTTTTGACACATTTACAATGGGTGAAATTTCAGCTTTGACGAGAATCAATCCGGGCAGCGACTACAATACGGATCCACATATCTCCGTTCATAATCCATATGTAGCAGGATTTCAAAGAAAGAACATTCTTTTGAATATCAGTATTATTTCTGGATCATTTGCTGTGGGAGAAGTGATTAGACAAGATGGAATCAATAAAGGCGAGGTTGTATCGGCTTCTCTCACGCAACTTATACTCAAAAGAACTTCATTTAACACATCTTTTAATGTTAATAATATTACTGGTGCTACAACCTCGTCGATCGCAAGCGTCAGTTCAGTAGCCACTGTTGAGGACTCTCTTGCTATGGGTGAAAATGCTGTTATTACTGGCACAGTAATTGTGGCAGATGGCGTTGCAACTGATCTAGAAATTACTGATTCGGGTTATGGTTATAATAACGAAGCAAGTGTGACATTAAGTCGTCCAGAGAATCCAAGTGTAGTAACTGCTACAACTGGAGTTACCCAACAAGGTATTGGAAGTGGGTTCTGGACAACAGAGAACTCTCACCTAAACTCTAATAAAAAGATTCATGACAACAGATACTATCAGGAATATTCCTATGATATTCAAACTGGTATATCTTTAGATCGTTATAGAAGACTTGTGAAAGATGTTCTTCATGTTGCAGGAACTGAGCTTTTTGGCACAGTAATTAAAAATAGTAATATAAATATTAATACTACTACAGCCACTAGTACTGTAGATACCGTTTCAACCTCCTTATCGTAAGCAGAGATATGGCAAAAATTGTTACATCAAATCTAAAGACTCATATGGCTCGGCAGTTTGTTGAGTCATTTGATGAATCTTCTAATACTCTGTATTACACGTTTGCGGCAAGACCTCTTCCGTGGACAGATGATACTTCGCCTGATGCTGCAAATGCAAGTATTCAGGAGTATCATTATAACGTGTGGGACGAAATGGTCTTTGGCAAGAAGGTTGCTAACACTGACGTCAAGCATATGATTGCTCGTAACGATTGGACCTCTGGTACAGTTTATGCTGCATATGATCCAACAGATGCTTCACTTTCTACAAAGGATTTCTTTGTTGTTTCCCAAGAAGGCGCAGATTATTATGTATTTAAA